TCTTGATCAGAGAATCTAATAAACATATCATCTTGAGTTCCCGCATCTCCTATTGTTGTTTCTGTTCCAAAGAATACTAAGTGTCTATCAGGTGTTGATACAACCATGTGTCTTGATGCAGTTGGTGCACCAGTTATAATTGTTGCTCTTGTATCTGTAGCGTTTGTTAAACTAGAGTCCCAAGAAAACACTGCACTATCGTGTATTAAACAAATAGCTTTGTCACCAAAATTATCTATGGACCACATACCTGGTTCTAATACTAAGTCACCAGATGCAGCCTCACCCCAACCAACAAAAGTAGTTGTACTAGTAATTGTTGCACCTCCACTATGTGCTGCAGCAGTTGTGCCTCCTACACCTCTTATTACACCTGTAAGTTCTCCTGTGGCCGCAATACCTGTGTAAGATATTTCTTCACTATCTATTTGTAAAAAGTTTGTACCTGCAGTTGGAAACTGTGATGAGTCAACTAATATAATACCAGTTGTTGCAGAGCTATTGATACCGTTTTGTAGTGTGGTTGTTGGATTACCAGCAACTGTACCACCCCAAGATCCTAATGACCAACCAAAACCTTTTGCCTGTACAGCTGGTCCTACAGGATAGTAGTGTTGTACTCTAATACCACCTGATGTTGTTGCACCAGATCCTGACTCATTTGATGGCATTGTAATAGTTATGGTTGTGCTTGACGGCACAGATGCCACCATAAATTTTTTATCTTTAAAATCTGCTTCTACAAAGTTTGAATTAGTAATAGACGAAAAGTTATCTAATAATATTATATCTTGTGCAGATATACTGTGTGGACTAGAAAAAGTTATTGTAACTGTCGGTGATCCATTAGTCGTGGTGAATGCATTTGTAAGCGTGGTTGTAGATTTAATCGGGTGTATGTCATAGTACACACCTCCAGAGAAAGCATATAAAATTCTGTTTGTACCAATGATAGCGTACTTTCTAGCTAAACTATTTACAAAATGATGTAGACCTCTACCAGCTCCTGTAAGATTACTATCACCTAATTGTTTCCAACCACCTATCTTTTCTGGAATACCATAACGAAATCTGACATTATCGCAGTCTGTCCATTGACCCTCTGCTCCAGTGTCCGTGATCTGTTTATTAATACCTGGCTGAAAACCTATTTTTTGTAGCATAAAAAACCCTGTTTTCTAGGTTCTATATTAGTTTTTATGCAGAATCAATATCTTTAAGAATTAGGAAAGTTTAGGCCACTCACCCAAAGGTCTAGTCATAAC